AACAAGCAACGAGCAACAGCGAGTTGAACATAAGAGAACTAAGCAATTGAAAATACATAATGACATGAGCAACAGCGAATGACGGGTTTGTAAAGTACCCCGAGCGAAAGCTCGGGGAATGATGTACTAATATATAGGGGGGTTTTGTACAGCTAGTACTAGACAATGAAAGGGGGGGTTTGTATAATAAGCGAATAAAATAGGAGAACAAAATTATGTACCCTGCATTAGCAAGATTTGGCTACGGAATTATAAGATCACTTAGACCTAGCAAAGTAAAAAAATTATTAACACCTGCTGTAGATAAAGCTACTACACCTGCTATGTCAGGTACTAGATTCGCTGGAGCTGAAGATAAGCTCATTAAAGGAATTAAGGGTGCAGCATCCAAAGGATATAAAGGATATAGAAGTTTATATGGTGCAACAGTTGGAACTCCTACACGTAGGAAAGTAACTTCTGCTGGATTAACGGGTTATGGATTAGGCTCGTTTTTTGACGATGTAGATGAGTCGTAAGAGTAAAGCTCTAAGCGGACAAACATTCGTAAAAAAAACCCGAATTAAACGGCCTGGAAGGCATTCTAAAAAGGATATAAGGAAGGATAGAGGACAAGGTAAACCAATATGATAAAAAAACTAACATCATTTGCATCATCATTAAACGCAGCGAACAGAATGGGTAAAGCTCCTATATTCTTAAAACATAGAGCTAAGAACGTAGGTAGAGCAATTAAACGAAATCCTAAAAAATCGATAGCAATTGCAGCGTCAGGTATTGGAGCTGGTTTTCTAATGAAGGATAACGAAGAATAATGGCTAAAGATAAAATAGAAAGTTTAGCTGATACTATTATTAACTTAACTCCACAAGAAGCTCAAAAACTTCAGGTAGTTATAAAAGCTAAAATGATGCCTGAGATTGAAAAACAAAAAGCATTATTAGAAGAACAAGGTGCTAATCCACAAGTACAATCTATGGCACAACCTCAACAACAAACAATGGCACCACCAACAACTCGTGATCTTGCATTACGAGGATTGTTAAGGTAGTAACGGATTATGAACAAATCTAATTTACAAGATTTATTTGATCAGTTAAGAGAGCTTCATGCTGAAGAAGAAGAAATTCTTGGTCAGATTGAAGAAATGATATTGGAAGAAAACGAAGACTACTATGAAAGTGAGGATGATGAATAATGCCAATGGTCGGAAATAAAAAATTTGCATATACTAAGAAAGGCAAAACTGCCGCTAAGAAATATGCTAAGAAAAAAAACATGAAAGTAAAAAGCAAGTACTAATGAAAAAAAAACCAAAACTAGGAACAGGCAAAAGATTTAAGAATTTAGTCAGTAAACTTAAATCTAAAGGAGTGCAAGATCCAAAAGCACTAGCTGCCTATATTGGTCGAAAGAAATTTGGCAAAGCTAAGTTTCAAAAACTTGCAGCAAAAGGAAAAAAATAATGGCGAAAGATTTAGTACCTATATACCTACCAGTTAAATATCAAAGTCCTGCTCAAGAAAGAGTAGGATCTGGTTTTAAAGCTGGTGTTAAGTTTAAAAACCAAGCAAGTAATATTGGTAAAAAAATATTAGGTGCTGGTAAAAAAATATTTAAAAGAACTTCATATGGTCTTGGACTAGCAGCAGCTGCAACTGCAATAGGATATGGTATGGGTGCTGAATCTAGACGTTATAACAAAGCACCAAAGTTTGGTGAAAGTGGTAGAGATTTAACTAACAGACAAATTGGTCAAATGACTGATTATTATTTTGATGACTAATCCAAATCATGGGGGAGCAAGACCTGGAGCAGGAAGGAAGAAAGGTTTTAAACGTGAGAAGATGTGGAAAACAGAACAAGAACTAGCAAAGAAGTATCAAACTTCTCCGTTAGATTATATGTTAGCTGTTTTAAATAATCCTATATCATCCCCTGAAAGAAAAATGTATGCAGCAGAACGAGCAGCCCCTTATGTCCACGCAAGAGTTGCCACAACAACCAAACTTGCAACAGACAGACCACTCGAAATCAAAGTCAAGTGGGAAGACTAAAGTACACGAAATAAATATACCTTATAAACCTAGACCACTACAACGTGAGGTTCATAAGAATTTAAAAAGATTTAACGTACTTGTATGTCATCGAAGATTTGGTAAGTCCGTTCTTGCCATCAATGAATTAATCTTACACGCAGTCAACAATCCTTTAAGCAAACTAGCTTACATAGCTCCTACTTATCGTCAAGGTAAAGCTATCGCATGGGACTATCTTAAACATTATACCAAACCATTAATGTATTTAGGTGGAGATAAAAACGAAACAGAACTTCGTATTGATTTATGGAACGGATCCAAAATACAAATATATGGTGCAGACAATTCAGATTCATTACGAGGATTAGGATTTAATGGAGTTATTATGGATGAGTATGCAATCATGGCACCTCGTACATGGACTGAAATTGTAAGACCTGCAATCTCAGATACATTAGGATGGGTTATATTTATTGGTACTCCAATGGGACACAATCAATTTTGGGAAGTGTATGATTATGCACAAAGAGGTCATCCAGACTGGTTTGGCAAAATGTATAGAGCTTCTGAAACACAAGTTATACCAGATGCAGAATTAAAAGAAGCTGCTTCTATTATGACTGAAGAACAGTACAATCAAGAATTTGAATGTTCTTTTACTGCTGCAGTATCTGGATCTTATTATGGTAAACTAATGACAAAAGCTGATAATGAGAATAGAATAGGGGTAGTACCTTTAGATTTGAATGTTGGAGTTGAAACATGGTGGGACTTAGGTATAGGAGATTCTACAGCTATTTGGTTTGCCCAAAGAATTGGAGATGAAATACACCTAATTGATTACTATGAAAATTCAGGTGAGAGTTTAATGCATTATGCAGATGTACTAGAAGATAAAGGTTATTCTTATTCTAGACATATAGCTCCACACGATATACAAGCTAGGGAATTAGGAACAGGTAAATCTAGATTAGAAGTTTCTCAAGATTTAGGAATTAATTTTGAGATAGCACCTAAACTAGAAGTTGATCATGGTATTGAGTCAGTTAGAAATGCTTTGCCTTTCTGCTGGTTTGATAGAGAAAAATGTAAATTAGGTATTGATGCATTACGTCAATATCGTAAACAATGGGATGATAAAAATCAGGTGTTTAAAAACAAACCATTACATGATTGGTGTTCTCATGCTTCAGATGCTTTTAGATATGGATGCGTACATGATCCAGTTGATACAAGTGACTGGGATAAACCTATTAACGTAGATACAAAATATATAGTATGAAAATTAACGAAAGAGAAATAGTTTCAATTTTAGATAGAGAGTTAAGAGCATCATCAGGTTACATAGGTGGTGAAATAGTTTCACGAAGAAAAAGATCATTAGAATATTATTTAGGTAAACCTTTTGGTAATGAACAAGAAGGTAGATCACAAGTTGTAAGTACAGACGTATCAGATACAGTTGAATCATTATTGCCATCTTTAATGAGAGTATTTACTGCAGGAGATAGAGTATTTGAATGCGATCCTGTTGGGGCCGAAGATGCAGATGTTGCACAACAAGCAACTGATTATTTAAATTATATTTTTTACAAAGAGAACAATGGTTTTACTGCTTTGTATTCTGCATTTAAAGATGCATTAATTCAAAAGAATGGAATACTAAAAGTATATTGGGATGATTCTGAAAAGACTACAAGAGAAGAATATAAAAAATTAACTGATGATGAATTTAATTTATTAATTAATGATGAAGAAATTTCTGTTTCAGAACATACAGAATATACAGAAGAATTAAAAGATGATAATGGAAATGTTATTGATACTATTCCTTATCATGATTGCGTTATTCATAAAACTATTTCATACGGCAAAGTCCAAATAGATCCTGTACCACCTGAAGAATTTTTAATTGAACGTAGAGCTAAGTCTATTGAAGATGCTAATTTTATAGCTCATAGAACTAACATGACTAGAACTCAATTAATTGAGATGGGTTATGATCCTGAAATTATTAATGACTTACCAATTGGTGATACTAATTATTATTTAGAAGATAGACATATTAGATTTGAAGATACAGACTTTTCTGCACCTCAAGATCGTGGAGATAAAACAACAGACAATGTTTTAATCCATGAATGTTATGCAAAAATAGATATTAATAATGATGGCAAAGCAGAATTAATTAAAGTTTGTTTAGCTGGAGATTCTAACTACAAAGTACTAGGCATTGAAGAAATTGATTCTATGCCATTTATTTCTGTTACACCAATTATAATGCCACACAGATTTTATGGAAGATCTGTTTCTGAATTAGTAGAAGATATACAATTAATTAAATCTACTGTTATGCGTCAAATGTTAGACAATATGTATCTAACTAATAATAACAGAATAGCTGTTCAAGACGGACAAGTAGCTATGGATGATTTATTAACTAATAGACCAGGTGGAATTGTTAGAACTAAACAACCACCATCTAATGTTATCATGCCTTTACAAGCACAACCAATTACAGATCAAGCAAGTGCTATGTTAGGTTATTTAGATTCAATTAAAGAAGAACGAACTGGAGTATCAAGACAAGCACAAGGATTATCTGCTGATGGTCTTAATGCTAAAACTGCAACTGGCATGAACCAGATATTAACTCAATCTCAAATGAGAATGGAATTAATAGCTCGTATATTTGCAGAAACTGGAATTAAAGATTTAGGTAAAAAATTATTTGAACTTACTTGTAAGTATCAACAAAAAGAAAAGATTATTCGTATTAGAGGTAAGTTTATACCTATGCGACCTTTTGAATGGAGAGATAGAGTAAACATTTCTGTAAGTGTTGGATTAGGTACTGGTTCTAAAGAACAACAATTAATACTTCTTAATTCTATTTTACAAAGACAAATGGAAGCTATCAATATGCAACAAAACGTATATGGCCCAGTTGTTAATCTTAAAAATATTTACAATACATTACGTAAACTTGTTGAAAATACTGGTCTTGGTTCTATCGAACCTTTCTTTATGGATCCAGAAGTTGGTGCAGCACAAATGCCACAGCTTCCGCCTAAAGGCCCAACTGAATTTGAAAAAGTTTCATTAGCTCAAGTTCAAGGTGAAAACGAAAGAGCTGCACTTAATAATCAATTAGAGTTAAGAAAAATGGAAGCTGATATGAGAGCTAAATTACTTAACTTTGAATTACAAGTTAAAGAAATGGAACTTAAGTATAATACTAAGATTGACGAACTTGCTATTAAGAGTAGATCTATGGTAGAACAATCACAAGTTAAACAGTCTGGAGATATCTTTAAAAAGATAATGGAAGGACAAAAGGAGTTTTTTAATGGACAACCAGAACAACCTATACAAACAGGTGAGCAGGGGAACGAAAGCTAAACAGCTTTTAGAAGACCCGCTATTAAAAGAAGGATTTGAATATCTGTTCGAACAATATCGATCAGAAATATTTAATACGAGTTACAAAGATCATGAACAACGTCAAGTTCTTTGGATGGCATATAATATGCTTGATAAAATCAAAGGACATTTATTGACAGTCATGGAAACTGGTAAACTAGCTTCTTCCGAGCTAGATCAACTAACACGCCAATCTACTAATGGGTAGAAGCGTTAAACAAAGGAGCATATAATGCCAAGTACTGATAATACAGTAACGAGTGCTGCTGATAAAATTTTGGGATTACTAAATCCTCAACCTGAAGCTCCAAAAGAGCCAATTAAGGATGAAGGACAATTAGAACCAAAAGATAAAGTAGAACCATCTACAGAACCTGCTGAAGAACAGGAAACTTCTCAAGAGAGTCAAACTCAGTCTGAAGAAACTCAAGCAGAAGTCGAGTCTGTAGTAAATGAGGAAACGAAAGAAGAAAATACTGCGTCTGAAGTAGAAGTCGAGAAACCAAACCTCCACCGAGTCAAAGTACAAGGTCAAGAGTTAGAGGTTACCCTTGACGAGCTTAAAGCAGGTTATTCTAGAGATTCCGACTATAGACAAAAGACACATTCTCTTTCTTTAGAGAAAAAACAA